GGCAGAGGTTTACTCTGCGGCAACTACCCGCGATCAAGCCAAGATCGTCTGGCAGGATGCGAAGGCCATGGTGGATCGAACCCCTAACCTGCAATCGGCATTCGGCGTGTCCACAACGGCGTTCGCGATTGTCCAGCTCGGGACGGGAAGCAGCTTCAAAGCCCTTTCGGCTGAAGGTGAGACGCTGGACGGTCTGAACATCCATTGTGCCATCATTGACGAACTACATGCACATCCGACCAGGCGGGTGTATGACGTGATAGAGACTGCTACAGGCAGTCGCAGTCAACCGCTGGTCTGGAATATCACGACGGCCGGCAGCAACCGCTCAGGGATCTGTTACGAGATTCGCGGGTATGCATGCAAGGTGCTGGATGGCGTGAGCCCGGACGAAACGTTTTTTGGCATAGTGTATACATTGGACGAAGAGGACGACTGGACGAACCTGGCAACCTGGGCGAAGGCTAACCCGAACTATGGTATCAGTGTTAAGCCGGACGATATTGCGCGGCTATGCGACAAGGCGAAGTCATTGCCGTCGGCACAGAACAACTTCCTAACCAAGCGTCTGTCGGTTTGGGTCAACGCCGATATCGCCCTATTCTCATCCGCCGGCTGGGAGAAATGCAAGGACGAGAAGCTCACCGAGGAGGACTTCATTGGGGCACCGTGCTGGGTTGGAATTGACCTGGCGCCGCGTCATGACTTCTGCGCGGTTGCGAAAGTGTTCCGGCGCGATCTCGAGGACGGCGTGCATTTCTACGTGTTCACCCGCCACTATCTGAGTGAGGTGGAAGTCGAGGAAAGCACGAACGCGCAATATCAGGGCTGGGCGATGCAGGAATGGATCAAGACCAACCCGGGGAATGTGACGGACTACGGCGTGATTGAGGAAGACCTGCAAATTGACTCCAATAGCTATCAGCTTCAGGAAGTTTGTTATGACAAATTCAGCGCGCACCAGTTTTCCACGCGCATGATGGAGGCCGGCTTCCCGATGGTGGAAGTTGGGGCAACCGTGGCGAACTTCAGCGAACCGACCAAGAAACTTGAGGCGTTGATCGCGGAAGGAAAAATTCATCACAACGGGGATCCCGTCTTGGCTTGGGAAATATCGAACGTCGTTGGACATTATGACCGCAAGGACAATGTGTTCCCGGTCAAGGAACGCCCCGAGAATAAGATTGATGGAGTTATCGCTCTTATAATGGCCCTGAATCGAGCAATGATAGGGGAAAGCAGCGGCTCTGTGTATGATATTGGGCCTGACGGCAAATCTGAAGAGGTGTGGATCTGATGTCGATCCGAAGCCGCATAGCCGAATCGTTCAGGATGTTGACTCGCGGGGAACGTCGGCCGAGAGTCTCAGAATGGGATGATTTCTGGTACGAGCGCCAGGGCTATGAGAACTCTACCGGCATAGACGTAAACGAAGATAATTCCCTCACATATTTTGCCGTCTGGGCCTGCCGCAAAGTCATTTCCGAGGATTTGGGCGGTCTTCCGCTCCACATTTACAGCGCTAATGGCAACATGCGCGAGAAGGCGATCTCCCACCCGCTCTACAGCAAATTGCATGATGCGCCGAACATTGAGATGAGCGCTATGCCATTTCGTGAGGCGCTACAGGATCATTTGCTGAGTTTTGGCAACTGTTACGCCCAAATTGAGCGCAATTTACGTGGTGATGTGATGTCGTTGTGGCCTCTGGACCCAGCGCGGATGGAAGTGACGCGACCCGAGAAAGAACTGGTTTATAAATACGTAATTCCAGGCAGGGAGCCGACGTACTTTCCGCGAGAGGAAATCTTTCACATCGGGGGTCTCGGCTACAATGGCCTGATCGGGTATTCACCGATCAAATATCACGCAAATTCCGTCGGATTGGGTCTATCAGAAGAGAAATATAAGGCCAAAAACTATAAAAATGGCGGTAGATTGCAGCTTGTTTTCACCCATCCAGCCCCGAAAGCTCCAGGTAAGGATGGACGCGAAGAATTCAAGAAGGCGATGCGCGAAGAGTTCGGCGGCCGGGAGGGGAACACGATCGGCGTGTTGTGGGAAGGGATGAAAGCCGAACCCATCAGCATGACGATGGAAGACGCCCAAATCATCGAAGCGAGCAAGCTCACATGGCTCCAGATCTGCTCAATTTACCGTGTTCAGCCTCATAAAGTCATGAATTTGTTTCATGCGACCTTCTCAAATATAGAAAATCAGGACATTGACTACGCCAAAAGCACGATATTGCCGTGGGCGGTGCGATGGGAGCAAAACATCAACCGGCAACTACTTGGGCTGAAGAGCGGGTATTATGCCAAACACAATATTGAAGGTCTCATGCGCGGCGACATTCTGAGCAGGTATCAGGCATATGCAATCGGCAGACAATGGGGATGGCTGACCGTCAATCAGATCATGGAAAAAGAGGACATGAACCCTGTTGATGGTGGGGACACCCGTCTTGAGCCCCTGAATATGGTCTCAATTGATGAAAATGGGGAGAAAGATCAGCTCCAAATCTCCGCAGGGAAGCCCCCGGAAGCCCCAATCACAGATGCAGAGAAAGAAGCGGCCGCCCGCGCGATTCGTCAGCTTCGGCTGATCTGGAGGTAACGATGGAAATCAAAGATCCAAAACTAGCCGAGCAGATAGCCGCATGGGAAGCGCAAAACAAACGAGTCCGAAGCGGGATTGAACGGCGATACATCTGCGAAGAGGTCAGGATCGATTTCGAGAATAAGTCTCCGCGCATCACTGGCTATGCGGCTGTATTCAACCAGCGCACGCAACTATGGCCCGGGTTCTATGAAGAAGTCGCGCCGGGAGCATTTGCGAAATCCATCCAAGCGGACGACGTGCGCGCCCTGATCAACCATGATCCAAACCTTCTGCTCGGACGCACGAAGGCGGAAACGCTCCTACTCTCTGAAGACGCTCACGGTCTGAAGTACAAAATCATTCCGCCAGACACAACCTACGCGAAGGATTTGGCGGTATCGCTGAAGCGCAAAGACATCACGCAGTCGTCGTTTGGTTTCAACATCGTGGATCACTCGGAACGGAAAGATGAAAAGACGGGTGACCGGACGATCACCTTGAAGGAAGTCAAGCTCTACGATGTTTCACCGGTTACGTTTCCCGCATACCCAGGAACAGAGGCGCACGTACGCATGATGGTAGGTGAAGGTGAGATTGCCTATCTGTTCGAGGACAGCGGCCAGGTGATAGTGCTGCCCGCCGGCGCGGAGGTGCGCCAGGAGGCTGCGCTGTCAGATGAGGATCTGTTTAAGGCGTTCGAGGAAACGAAAGGCAGAGCCTTCGGATCCTAAATAGCAATTTGCAATTCAATCTATAGAGCCGCTTTGGAGCGGCTTTTTCTATTTCTGGGCCGTGATGAACGGCCTTTTTCATTTTAGGAAGGACTCCAATGAAAACAGACCGAGTAAAAGAACTAACACGCAAGGTTCTGGAACTCGAAAACGGCATTGACACCATTAAAGCCAAAGCCCAAGCCGAACAGCGCCAGATGAACGATGAAGAGCGCGCGAATTGGGGGCGCTTGAATGGTGAATACAAGGCCGCAATCGAGGAGCTGAAACTTGAACAGGAGGAGTTGGAGATCCGCGGAGAGGCCGATAAGTCTCGCCGCGCTCCCATCAAACCAAATCCTAAGCCCACCGAGGATGACTTGCAGCGGAAATATCCCGGTATGCCCGCGCGCGAGTTGCGATATAGCAATTTGGGTCAGCAAATCCAAGATGTCATCGACGCCCATCCGTCGAGGAATGGCAGATTCTCTGAGAGACTGCAGGCAAGCATACGTGCAGCGTCGGGTATGGGCATTGTGGCTCCCACCGATGGCGGTTTCGCAATCCAATCAAACCTGAGCGCTCGAATAATTGAGCCCCTGTTTGCTCCCGGAGGCGATCTTATTCTTTCGCGGTTGAGTCAGACCAACATCACAAACGGCAATGATATGTCGTTTGTGGCCATCGATGAAACAACGCAGTCTGGCTCCGTGTGGGGCGGAATTACCGTCTATTGGTTGAGCGAGGGAGATGCCAGAACTCCGTCCGCCGCCAAGTTGCGGAAGATCGAATTGAAGCTCAAAGACGTTGCCGGCCTGTTGTATCTGACCAATGATCTGATGAAGGACGCCCCGGCATTGTCTCAAAGACTGGAAAACGGCTTCAGGACTGCACTGCGGAACGAACTCGTAAGAGTTGTAATCCGAGGCACCGGGGCCGGACAACCGCTAGGCTTTATTAACTCTGGTGGGAAGATTCAGATATCCGCCGAAACCGGGCAACTCAGCGCGACTATCTGCACGGAAAATTTGCTCAATATGAGAGAGCGGGTAACGCCGGGATCAAATCCCGTGTGGCTCTATAACCCGACCTGTTTCAAACAACTCTTCCAAACCCAGGTTGGTCTTGGAACGTCCGGGGCGCTTGTTTCCGGAATGAATATCCAATCGGCCGGCATCACGAGCATTCTCGGATATCCAGCGGTCGAATGTCCCTGGTGTTCCGTCCTCGGCACTGTCGGAGACATCATCCTGGTAGACCTTGGACAATATGAGTTCATTCATCAGGGCGGAGAAGAAATCGCATATTCGGCTCACGTGCGATTCCTCTATGACGAAATGGCGATGCGTATCATTTACCGTTGCGACGGTCGAATGTCTGCTATCGCCACAACCACCTCACCTGACGGCACAACCACTGTTGCCCCCGTCATTACCCTGGCCACGCGGTCCTAACCGATTCAGCCATAGAAAGGAGTATCAAATGAATTTCCATCCCAGTCTCAATCAACTGGCCGTGCTACAAGTGCCGAAGGTTGGTGGCGCCATCGTCGAGGGCATCAACATCAGCCTGAAGAACTGCAAGCGGGCGTTCATCTATTGCTTCGTCAAGAAGGGTGCAGATGCGGCGACCGTTGCCTGGGCCCTTGCGCAATCGACGGGCAATGCCGGCGCCATAGCCGGAACCTCAGAAAAGGCCATGACTAATGTTGTGCCGATTTGGTATAGCCTCGATTGCACGCTCAGCAATCTATTGACTTCAACCACGGCGGCAAAGTCATACACGCAAGCAGCTACTAACACAGTGCTCCAGCTCTGCGTCTTCGAGATCTTGCCCGAGGCATGCATGGATCTTGCTGGTGGGTTCAACACCGTTACGATCAATGCCAGCGATCCGGCCGCGGCAAACATTGCGTTCGCCTTCGCTATCCTCGATCCGGCTCACGGCCCCATGCCGACAGTCTACGCCGATTAACCTTTAACCAGCACTGGCCGCCTGGAGTGGATG